GAAGGTAACTTTTTTGATTAAACAAGGAATAATAAATGTATGATAATATCGCAATTTTAACCAACACAATGAATAATAATAGTGTTGAAGTAGAGGCAGATAATATGCGTCCGGGCAAATCATTTGATGCTTATATTGCATCTAACAGAATTAGAATGAATTGGAATGGCAAAATATATGTTGGAAATGCACATGGCATGGAATTCACTTCTTCTGGGCCAAAACAAATAAATTAGAAAGTATATAAATATGCGAGTTAAAATAGGCCCTTATCGTAAAAATCGTGCAACAAGAGTTGAAATAGAACCGCATGATACTTGGAGTATGGATCATACACTTGCTATGATTATTCATCCTATGCTTGTGCAACTAAAAGCAACACAACACGGACATCCTGCTTCTCTTACTATAGAAAAGTGGGATGAAATTCTAGACGAAATGATCTGGGCGTTCGGCCATAAGTCAAAAGAAATTGACGCAATCGATATGTGTGCTGAAAAATGTGCAAACTTTGCGGATCCAGTATGTAAGGCATGTTTAGATGATACTCAAGAACGACTCACTAATGCGTTTAAATTGTTTGGTGAGTATTACGAAAATTTATGGGACTAATTATAAGGATAGGTTAAATGAAATATGTAATTGATATTGATGGTACCATTTGTAAGGAAGTTATTATTCCAGATAGTGGTGGAAAGAAAGACTATGCTAATCATATTCCAATGCCAGAACGCATTGCAAAAGTAAACGCATTATATGATGCAGGTCACACAATCAAATATATGACAGCACGTGGTTGTGTAAGTGGCGTAGACTATTACAAATTAACACACAACCAATTAGTAACTTGGGGTGCAAAGCATCACGAACTAAGCGTAGGCGAAAAAGAAAACTACGATATCTGGATTGATGATAAGGCGTTTTGGAGTGAAAACTTCTTCCGTGAAACAGGAGAGTCATATGAGTGATCACAGATTTATTGCAGCAATGGATCACAGTGGTGGTTCAACAGGCGGCGTACTAGAACGCTATCAGGTGCAGTGGAACGAACACAACAAAATGGAAACAGTGCATGCAATGCGTTTGCGAATGGTTAACTCGCCTGACTTCAACGACAAAAACATCTGGGCAGCAATCCTTTACCAAGACTCAGTTACACGTGGTATGGTTAACGTGCTTGACGAAAAAGGCATTGATACATTCTTAAAGATTGACAGTGGTTGTGATGAAGATGGAACACTCAAACAGTTTCCAGTAAAACAGATGTTAGAGTTTGCTACAAATGGAATTGGTCCTAAAATCTACGGCACTAAGATGCGTAGTATTGTGCACGGTTTAGGTATGGTACATCCTGTGCTTAAACAACAGTTTACACTTGCTCGTACTATTTGTGAGTATGGACTTGTACCAATTATTGAACCCGAAGTACCTATTGACCATCCTATCAAAGGTGAAGTCGAAGATGCTCTTATGTATCACTTGCAAGAGTTCTTGGACGAGTTCCCAGGCAAATGTATTCTCAAACTAACACCACCAGAAACACCCAATTTATATCACAATCTTACAGTGTTTCCCAATGTAGAACGTGTTGTGTTCCTAAGTGGCGGATACAGCACAAACGAAGCGTGTAATAAACTAGGTCTTAATGATAACGTAACTGCTAGTTTTAGTAGAGCGTTGTCCGAAGGGCTTTATGCACATCAAACTACCGAAGAATTTAATACTGCAATAAGTAATAATATTAAAATGATAACAGCGGCAAGTGAATAAAAAAGGTTGACATCCTAAACGAATCACTATATAAAGAGTGTATAAGTTAGAGAGAAAGAGGATTTATTATGAAACTGTCAACAACTGAAATGGAAACAATTCTTGCACTAGTAGGCAAAGCAGACTATGATCAATCGAACGAAATCGCTAGTCGTGTTCAACTACAGCGCACGTTCTTGGCTAATCAAAAAGTCCGTTCATTCGTCGTAGGTGATAATGTTAAATTCACTAGTCGTAGTAAGATGGTTGAAACTGGTGTTATCAGTAAAGTAAACCGTCGTTATATTCACGTACAAGTAGGACATATGAACTGGAAAGTTCCTGCAGAAATGTTATCGGCAGCATAATAAAAAGGTTGACATTCTGAACGAATCACTATATAAAGTAAGTATAAGTTAAAAAAGGAGACCAATATGGGTCGTTCAGTTTCTACACCACGTGATGCAATCGTTGCTTACTATGATGTAACCGAACATGGTCACGGTTGGGACGATGAAAATGATTGTGTTGACTATGACAACTTCTGTGAGTTTCAAGCAGGAGATGATTGGGACTATTTCAAAGAATGGATGGTTGAGAAGGCAACAGAACTTTTCCCATCAATGTCAGAGTGTGAAGAATGGGTTGGCCGTGAAGACCTGGCAATCGCAGAGAACCAACTTGCTTACTTTGGTGTTAGTCAATACTGTGGTTCTGCAGCGGTTTGGATCATTGCCAAAGAAGACTATTATGGTAATGAGAACCCACTAGCGAAAAACTGGGTCAAGCAAATTACTAAAAAGTTTCACGCAAAGTTTGGTGAGTTTAATCGTATTGGTGTTTTCTCCAACGGCGAAGCAGTTTATGAAAAGAAAGTTGCATAAACTACTTGACATTCTAAACGAATCACTATATAAAGTAAGTATAGATTGAAACAAAGGATCTCACAATGCAAAATCAAATTGACACTCTTATCGCTACAATCAAAGCAGACTATGCCAAATGGTTACTTCGTGGTAAGTCTTTTGCCGATGCTGAAACACACGTTCAGAATATGATTAATGAGTTTAACAATCGTCTTACTGTTAAGACTGGTAGCAAATACATTAAAATTATTAATAATGGTGTTTGGGGTTTTATTGTCAATACTGATAATGACAAAAAATTCAAGCGTGGCGATATTCTGAAAGCAGCAGGTTTCAATGCGCCTGCTCGTAATGCGGCTCGTGGCAATATTCTTTCAGATGATTATACTGTTCAATGGACTGGTCCTAACTATTTACGCTAAGGATAAAATATGCAACCTGATTTAGATTTCCTTGACCAAGTAGAAATAATGATTGATGAAGGATGTTCAGAATATTCTGAATATCTTTCTGATCATAATAATGTTGATGATATTGATGAACTTGAGGAGATTTTAAATGCTAACAATTTCGATGATTTGCCTATTGAATTTATTACTGACCATTCAGTTCGTAAAGACCCAGATGAATGGGTTAGTGCTGCAGCCGATTGGGATCCCATTGAAGGTAAAAGTGTAAGAGTATTTTTACACGCTACTAACTTAGTAAAAGTATGGGGACCAAAAACATTTAAAAAGATAATCATGCGTATGTTGGCTCATGAAACTATTCATTGGAAACAGTATGACAAATTTGATCCAACAGTGTTGGTTACATACAAATCAGGTTATATGAAGGGCGTTGAGTTAAAGGCTGCTGGTGGCACTGAACGTGATTTAATGTGCAGTTACTTGCGTGATCCACATGAATTGATGGCATATGGACACGATTTAGCAGCAGAGATGCGAGATACAGATATGCCTCTAGAGGCGCTGAGAGGACCTGAGAGGTTCGCAGAGGAACTCCCAGTATATAAACGTTATAGGGAATACTTTTCACTTGAGTCAAAACAAATTAAACAGTTAATGAAATATACTGCAAATTATTTCTAATAACAAGAGGGGAGGATAATACTATGGAAAAGACAGTTTGGCATTGTATTCATGTTATTATGGCATCTATAATTTTTATATTGATGCCCACGATTGCCGTTTTAATGGTAATTACATAATTAATACTTGACATCTTAAACGAATCACTATATAAAGAGTGTATAAGTTGAGAAGGAATGATTATGTTTACTGTTGAATATGGCTACTACAACTATCCTAAAAAGACAAAAAAATTCAAAACGTATGAAAACGCAAAGAAGTTCTTCTATTATATTGGAAAGCGTAACGGTGTAAAGCGAGTAAATCTCAAGGTAGGAGATGTATAATGAAAATTATTAATATTACAAATGATGCCAGTGTTAATGTCAATGGTACTGCACTACAGGGATATGTTAATACTACATATGCTGATATTGTTGCTGCTTTTGGTGAACCAACATATACGTCAAATGATAAAGTCACAGTTGAATGGACATTGGAATTTGTAATTCAATTACAAGATGCGCCTGGAAGTTTTATAGAAGAAGTTGTTGTTGCGACAATTTATGATTGGAAACAGCCTTCAACTCCAATGGGGGAATATAACTGGCACATTGGTGGGTTCTCAACACAAGTAATTGAGTGTGTATATTCATTATTACAAGAAAAAGTTTTATAGATAGTTATCTTTATTTAATTTTATTTTAAATACTAATGCAGGGATTGATTTCTCTGTACTTTAGGATGAATGATTCATCCTATAGTCCTCTTCGCAAACTTGACCCGGCTACTTAGGTAGTCGGGTTCTTTTTATTCTGACTAAATATTATTATGTTACACTACAGTGATTGGAATCCTGGAATAGAAAACGGCAATGACACTCTCATTTCTGTATTAAATACCTTACCTGGCAGCGACTCGATAGATATAAGTTGGTATGTAAAGATAATAGAAAATCCCAAATCGCCATTTAGTCTACCAGGTGCGATATGTTTAGAATCACACGATTGCATTCACGCATTATTGGGCAGAGGATTATTAAATCAAGATGAAGCATTTGTTATAGGTTATACAATGGGCAACGCAACGTCATTAAAAAACTGGCATGTGGCATTGTATAAATACTATGCATCGAATATATTTCCAAAAATATATCGTTTTGGCGAAAGAGAACTAATAGCGTTTGATATGGGTATTATTTATGGTAAGACTCGTCGGACTAAAAATATACATCAAGTGGATTTTGACCCTTATAAAAATAAAACAATGGGTGAAATTCGTGCGATATTTGATATAAATTTAGACATACTTCGCCACAATAGATATATTGAAAGGACATTATTTAAAAGAAGTAAGGCTAGTAAAAGATTATGAGAATTTATCAACATAATATATATTATAGAATGGATGAACTAGAATTAATTCCAAAATTAATGCTTGCTTCAAGACTTACAAAAGAAGACCGAACCGAAATTTTAGAAACATCAAATGTAATTAATTCTGCATTTAATGAATCTAGTATGATACATCAACTTATGACTGCATATGAATTATCTGGCAATGAAGGCATTGCGTTAATGACTTTATGTGAATGTTTACTAAGAACGCCAGATAAAAAAACGCAAGATAAATTAATTAAAGAAAAACTAACAAATGCTGATTGGAACCTTTTGTCACAAAATAGTTTCTATGCGACTTTAAGTGGCAAAGCATTAACTCAAGCACAGAGTTTTGCAGCATATAATAATTTAATTAGTAGATTAGGTTGGCCTACAGTTCGTAAGATTGTTAAAGAATCTGTTAAACGAATGGGCAATATATTTGTAATGGGCGAAACCATTGAAGATGCAAAAATTGCAGTAGATAAATCATACTCATACTCAGTTGATATGTTGGGCGAAGCAGCAACAAATTGGCCAGATGCCAACGCATACTATGAAAAGTATATACAGGCTGCAGCATGGTTTGAAGATAGCATTAGTATTAAACTAAGTGCTATTCATCCAAGATATGAGTTAAGAAATCATGCTGATGTAATACATCATTTAGTCCCAAAATTAGCAGCAATTGCCAGACTTTGTGAAGATAAAAATACCACTATGTTTATTGATGCTGAAGAGGCATCACGTTTAGATTTAAGTATAATGGTATTAGAAGAATTATTATTAACACATAAATTTAAAGAGAACACAATTGGGTTCGCAGTCCAAGCATATCAAAAACGTGCGTTCTGGGCAATAGATACATTAGAACATATTGCAGAAGAATCCAATACATCGATATGTGTCCGTTTAGTTAAAGGGGCATATTGGGATACAGAAATAAAGATAGCACAACAAGAAGGCTTACACTATCCTGTATTCTCACGTAAAGAATATACCGACATAAGTTATCTTGCATGCGCAAGAAAAATTATGTTATCTGAGTATATCAAGCCTGCATATGCCACACATAATCCATTCACCGTGGCAGCCATATATTTTTACCACGAAACCCTAGGAGGTGAATTTGAGTTTCAAAAATTATATGGTATGGGGGATGGACTATTTGATCATCTACGAAAAACATACAATACTAGTATTAGAGTGTATGCACCTGTAGGCGAATATAAAGATTTACTTGCATATCTTGTCCGTAGATTATTAGAAAATGGAGCAAACACTAGTTTTGTTTTTAATCAACAACTGGTGGATCCATTTATAGAAGCAAAAAAAGAACGAGAAAAATTACCAACATATGAAGATTTGTACTCCAATCGTAAGAATAGTCGTGGATATGATTTAACTGACCCTAGCTGGATTGAATATCTGGTGGGGAGACCAAGTTATGAATTTATTGTACCTGAACAATTGTCAGTAAACGATAGTATTACCGTGCTAGATGAAGGTCACAGAGAATGGAGTAAAACTACATTCAATGAACGAAAGAAAGTAGTTCTTGAATATGCTGATCATTTGGAAACACATATGGAACAAGCAGCAAGTAATTTAGTTACACATGCAAATAAAACATATCCTAACGCTATTGGCGAAGTTCGTGAAGCCATAGATTTTATTAGATACTATGCTGAACAAGCAGAAAAATTATATAATCAAGGCGATACGTTAAGTTATACAGGCGAAATTAATACAACTACATATCAGGCACACGGTGTGTGGATGGTTATAGCACCATGGAATTTTCCACTTGCTATTTTTGTAGGACCAATTATAGCAGCATTGCTAACAGGTAATACTGTATTAGCAAAATCTGCACCACAAACAATTAAGGTTGCTGAGACTGCAGTTAGTTGTATGCTTGAATGCGGTATACCAGATTATGCTATTAGATTATGTCCCACTGATCCCAAGGATGCAGAACTTGCAGTAGCAGACGAAAGAATTAAAGGTATAACATTTACCGGTTCACATAAAACTGCAAAGCGTATTCAACGTGTGTTGGCAGACCGTGACGGACCTATTATACCGTTTATTGCAGAGACTGGCGGCATTAATTGTATGATTGCTGATAGTACGTGTTTACCAGAACAATTAGTTAAAGATGTAATACACGGTGCATTTGATAGTGCAGGACAGCGTTGTAGTGCAACAAGATTTTTATTTGTACAAAAAGATAATGCTAATACTATTTTAAAGATGTTGGGAAATGCTATTAAAGTTGTGCAGATGGGGTTCAGTGATGATTTGAATACTGATGTTACACGTGTCATTGATGGTGATGCATTTAGAAGTATACAAAATAGGATATCCGTATTAGAAGAAAATGAAATACTGATAGCGACAAGATCAAGAAATGGTGTTGAATTACCTGCTTTAACAATTCCACCAAGTGCTTATCTAGTATCGGATTATAAAAAATATTTTGATAAGGAAATATTCGGACCTCTGTTGCATGTATACGAATATGATGTTGATGAACTAGATGACATTATATCATATATTAATGAAACGAAATTTGGTTTAACCATGAGTATTCATTCCAGAATAGCATCTTTTTATGATGGGATTATTAATAATGTTAATGTTGGTAATATTTACATCAATCGGGATCAAATTGGAGCAATAGTAGAAACACAGCCATTTGGTGGCATTGGATTGTCAGGTACTGGACCCAAAGCGGGCGGACCAGATTATTTAAAATCATATGTTTGGGAGAAGCATGTGAGTATCAATACCACTGCAATTGGAGGCAATACTGTATTATTATCAAAATGAGAGTGAAGATAATATGACAACAAGAATTGAAGAACGTAGAACGAAAACAGGACATAGGGTTTTGTATTATATCGTTGTGGATGAGAATGATACAATTCTTCTCATAACAAAAAATAGCAATGTAGCCCGCAATACAGTTCAACATAATCAGGCAAAAAATAGAAAATAAAAATATTAACTATTGCATTTAATTAATAAATCATGTATAATGTAATCTATAATTAAATAAACTTATGAGGTAATATGACAAATCCATTTAATGATATTGAACGCTTTGCAACTGCATGTGACCAACCATCATCTCCAGAAAATTATAAAATGTATCTGGGATTAATTGATGAAGAGTATGGTGAATTAGTAGACGCAGTTGTTGCAGAAGATAAAGTAGAGCAACTTGATGCGCTAGTTGATATTTTAGTTGTTACTATGGGCGCTATTCGTGCAGCAGGCTGGGATAGTGAAGCAGCATGGAATGAAGTAATGAATACTAACTTTGCAAAGATTAATCCAGAAACAGGTAAAGTAATTAAACGTGAAGATGGTAAGGTATTAAAGCCAGAAGGATGGAAAGCACCAGAATTAAAACAATTCATTAAATAAATTCTTATACTAAATAACTATAGGAAAGAGACATAAGGAATAAAATAATGTTTCAAGAGTATAAGAGTCTCTCCGAAGAGGAACTAGACACAAAAATGACTGATGTTCAGAAAAAAATGAACATTGCTCATTCAATGGGGCTAGACGATGCGGTTGAACAATTGCAGGGTATATTAGAAATGCTGCAATTTGAATTAACTGAGCGGTTAGAACGGCAGCGATTTGATATCATTAGCGGTCGCACCCCAGAATCCCTAGTTGTAGGAGAAGATGTAGATGACCCAGACGAAGAATGAAAGTATTATTAAAACATATCATAGTATAACAGTAGATGGAACAGATATAGAAACTACTAAATTTTATGAATATATAAAAGATTCATGGACCAAATCCAATAATGATTGTCTTAATTTTGAAGATATGGCTTGGGATAACGGACATGATGTATTAAGATTTATAACCAACTGTCGCCACATTAATTTAATTGATTTTATTAAACCATTAAGTAAGTTATTTCCTAAGGTGTTTTTCATGTATGATTTTTATACTGATGAAAATGATACTGATATTGATGAAAACGTATATTGGCTATATGAAGGTATAGCGAATACAAATAAAATAGAACTAGAAGAGAGTTATAAAAAATGACCGATACAGTAGTTACAGCAAATAGTTTTACAACATTTAAGACAATGTTTAGTACGACATTAATACAAGCGGAGGCATCTTTATATTCAGAAATTTTTGATGCAGAAATTGAGTTTGTTTGGTGTACCGGAGATATTGCTATGGGAAATGCAGCATTTCTAAAAGTAAAATTCTTCTTAGAAGAAGTATTACATCAAAGCATTTTTACGCATAAATCAGCACCAATAAAATTAAGTGAAATAAATAATAAGATAGTTATGCTCCCATATGTTCCTACAAGTGACATTATCGCTATGACACTACATGCTAAACTTAATACAATCGCAGATGGACATATAGATATTATAAGTGTGAAGATTACAAGTAAGTTTGAAAATCCCACAATGAGTTATACATATGCTGATGAAGATTATCCTGCATTGCCGAGTCTAGAAACATGGATCGGTCAAAAAGAATATTATTATGATACACCATGGTGGTTTAGACAATCACCTGAAACAATTGATTATGAGGTAAATGAAGAAACAGACTTGACAAACCCACCAGAATATGATAATGTATTAAATGAAATACAACAAGTAATCCTCGGTGAGTTAAAACTTGTTGATGATCCAGGTGAGGTTATAAAAATACATGATTGGCAGCCAAAAATCGTCACGGATTGATTCATTAAAAGATCAATATGGTAGAGTTGTATATAATCGGCATGACTTATATGAAATGCTATACAACCAAGAAAATATTGAATCTATAGAATGTGTAGAGTGGCATGAAGATTTTGAAAAATACAATACTGCTATTCAAAGTAATTATTTAAACATTAATACTATAAAACCCATTGAAATAATAACTACAGAATTGGCAGAGTTCGATAAAGACAATCAATCAAAATGGTTTATGCCAGATGAATATAAAACAATTGATGTGACTGATTACGTAAAAAAATTATGTAATACTGAACAGGAATTAATAAGAGTCAATGAAGAATTAACAGAATTCTTAAAGCGTGATATGATTATGCTATTACGATATATGATTTATTTAGTAGATTATATGCAAGAAAATAAAATAGTATGGGGAGTTGGTCGCGGAAGTAGTGTAGCAAGTTATGTGCTATACTTGATAGGGGTACATAAGATAAATAGTATTCACTATGACCTAGATTGGAAAGAGTTCCTTAGATAAAGAAGGCGAAGGTATGAAAAATTATAAAAGTATGCGAGGTGTTAATATTGATATTGGTAAATTGTTAGCGCAACAAGATAAAAATATAACAGTAGGTAATACCGCTTCTAATGCACGTGGCGATAAGCTTGGTCGTGCAGGCAGAGTTATGAAAAGTGCTGATGAAATAGCAAGAGAACATTATAATCGTAATAATCCAAACGCAGTCAAATCTGCAAGTATCAAGTTAGATGATACCCCAGCGCCTAAAATGCAAGATAAACCAATGGAAGATGATTGGGAAGAGCCTATAATTCAAGAGGTTAGTCCCGGACCATTACCAGAACCTTTTTCAGAACCAGTAGCAGAAAATACTGATCCAGAATGGGTAGAAGATGCTGACGGCAATTTTATTAAAGCAGATGAAACAAAGAAAAACAAATCTAAAAAATCAAAATAAGGAATTAATAATGAAAACGTTATCTCCAATTGGAAATAAAATTATTCTTACTAATATGGACACAGGATTTAAAAAACTAAATGGACTTATTCATTTAGATGATAGTACAACAGAAGCAGGCGATAGAGGTATTAGACCACGATGGGCAGAAGTATATGCAGTGGGACCAGATCAGAACGATGTAAAAGTTGGTGATTGGGTACTAATGCAGCATGGCAGATGGTCACAAGGACAAGACCTAAGACTTGATGATGATAAAAATATTCGATTTTGGCTAGGTGATCCAGAAGGTATCTTAGGCGTAAGTGATAACGGTAAGCCCCCTGAGATCCAAGTGGCGTGATAGATGTATTCTATCTTACTTACCAGGATGATTATTCAGATAACAATTTAAACAGAATATTATCTAAGGTTGGCAAGAACCAGCGAGTTATTAATACTGCTGATATCGAAGGAGTATATGCTGCACACCGTGCTTGCGCAGAACAAAGTCTAACTGAAAACTTTTATGTTGTAGATGGCGATGCTTGGATAATTGATGATTTTGATTTTTCATATATACCATCAGATAGTATAGATGTATATCCTGCGGTACCACAGACGCAATGTACGCACGTTTGGAGAGCATTAAACCCAGCAACGGGTGAACTTTCAGGATATGGCGGTGTTAAATTATTTAATCGTAATTCATTCTTTGTTAAAAGTTCCACAAAAATAGTTGATGTAACTACTGGTGTAGCAAAACTTGGCTATCCATATTATCGTATAGATACACCTTCAAATGAAACTAGATTTGCAACGACTCCATTTAATGCATGGAAAGGTGCGTTTAGAGAATGCGCTAAACTAGCAAGTGGAGTGGCAACTGATGATATACAATCAAGGCTTGAACGTTGGAAATCACCATTGCCCATTGAACATCATGAATTAATTTCTATCGGTGCAGAGATGGGAGAAGACTTTGGTAAATTTTATGTTGATTCGCCAGGAACTCTACAAAAAATAAATGATTTTGATTGGTTAAACAAAATATATCTTGACATTTAGAACGAATCACTGTATAACATAATAGTAATAACAAAAGAGGTCTATTATGAATGATGTTCTAAACGATATAAAAGTTCTAGAAAATGCAATTATTAACTTAACAGAAGGTGCAAGTGATGAAAAGCGTATGGCAATCAACACTTTAGAACTTATGTTAGATGAAAAGAAAAACTCAATGGATCAATTTGAAGCGGAGTATGCGCCACATGAGTAATAGTGAAAAACTTGATGAATTTATTTGCTATGTTTTGGTGGGTGTATTTGCATTGGGCTGGATGGACTTTGGTCAGGGAACCGAATATACATGGTGGAATTTAATTAACTATTTTGGAAATTAAAGGTTGACAATCTAGAATCAATATGCTATAACTTGTATATAAGATAAAAAGGAACACACTATGTCAGATGCAAAAATGGTTTGGGACGAATCAAACAAGGTTAATGCTGAAACTTGTCAAGGTCAACAATCACTTATGGTTGAAATGGATATGTGGGCTTGGAAACAAAGTACAACCTGGCCTCAGGGAACCACACTTAAATATATTATTCAAGTATATGCAGAAGCACGTGGTTGGAACCAAAGTCCGGTAGATGGATTCCAGTTAGTATACTAATTAAGAATAACGGTTCCTTAGCTCAGCTGGATAGAGCAACTGCCTTCTAAGCAGTAGGTCATAGGTTCGAATCCTATAGGGACCGCCAAATTAAATAAGGAGAAGAAAATGAAACCCTCTAATAAGCCAATTGGGTGGGAAAAAACTCTAACAACTCTTTTTAAACTACCCAAAGAAATGTGGGATAGTGTAATGACAGTTGAAAAATCACCACTACGCAATTTAGATCCAATGGTAGGACATATGGTATTTCAGTCCCTATTCTTTATTTGGAGTGGCATATTCGCAGTAATGGTAGGTAGTATGTTTGCTTTTGGTATTAGTGCAGCGTTTCATATTTTTTTAATTAGTGGCATTACAATTACTGCAGTTACCTTCCGTCAAGCAGAAAAAAACCCTGAGTCCCTAAACAAATTATTACAGTCTGGTCGTAAGTATACCGGACGTGGAAATGGAGGCGAACATGAGTGAAGATAAATTTGAAATTCATCGACCACACAAAATGCTTGATTGGTTAGAAGGTGAAGTTACTGAATGGGCATTTGGATTAATTCAGGAACACTTTGGTGTAGATTCACCTGATGAATTGGAACGTGAGCAAATTGATGAAGTTGTTGAACAATGGAGCGAAATGCTTGATATGTCAGGTGGTGATTGGTTGGCGATGGGTCTAAGGAATGCCATTAGTCAATGGGAAAATGAACACGATGATTATATCATCTAATTGAAATATGCTCGTATGGCGGAATCGGTAGACGCGCCAGACTTAAAATCTGTTGCCCTTGAGGCGTCCCGGTTCAAGTCCGGGTACGAGTACCAAATATTATTAAGGAGAATACAATATGGCAGAAGGACCATTTAAAGCAGCATTTGATGCTGATACTACTGGTGTCATTCGTAGAGAAATTGTTACATATCGTATGAAGAACGGTATAATGGTCAAAGAGGTTGCTTATCGTGATTACTATGTAAGTGGTGACTATCATGATTCACAGGCTGCTACTCCTTTAGTAGAAAGATAAAATAAACCGCGGGTATCGTATAGTGGTTATTACGGTAGGTTTCCAACCTTTAGACAGGAGTTCGATTCTCCTTACCCGCTCCAGAAATAATGCTCCTGTAGCTCAGTTGGTTAGAGCCACCCGCTCATAACGGGTCGGTCGTAGGTTCGAGTCCTACCGGGAGCACCAACAAATTGGAAGTGAGACTTGGTAGTCAGAGGAGTCTTATATGCTCTTTGCGCCAGATTAGCGCCTTTGAGGTGGTTCGAATCCACCCACTTCTACCAAATATTAAAATGAAACAAAAATAGGCAATGAATTAAAATGACAGACTTTGAAGCATTAGAAAGACTATTAGCAGACGAAGTGTATGAACGTGAAAATTTAGAGGACGATCCATTAAATATTGATGGATGGTTAAACGATATTGATGCCGAAGACGCTACCATTGAAGAAATGATGGAGAACATTGTCAGCGATAAAGAGCACCGCACCCGTATTCTAAAAATGATTGAATTTTTAGACTAACATAAAATATTGGGCGACAGGCCGCAAGGTGTGGCAGGGGACTGTAACTCCCTCGCGGAGACGCACGCCTGGTTCGATTCCAGGGTCGCCCACCAAATTAGGATTATAACTTATGAAACTATTACTATCTTTTATTATTATTTCGTTCTTTATGGTGGGTATGCCGGTCGTTGTTTCGGCAATTGCATATCCAGATAATTGTAAGCAGTCAATTCTTATTCCGTGTTTAGGTTTAGACGAATAATTTAAAATAATACTTGACAATCTATTTCTATCATGCTATAAAGTATGTATAGAAACGATAAGAGAGAATCACAATGATCTATTCAATGCTTGAAATCGAAATCCGTAATTCAGTTGAAAAATCAGAAAACCTCAATGATGATTATTCAATCAACTGGAATTTCGTAGATGCTGATGCATATGCTGAGTGTCGCTCATTCTGGAAAGATGATGAACAATTTTATGAATCATTTGATGAAATTGTCGATATGATTATTGCAGAACGCAAAGAAGAGGCAGATGCAGAACGTCAATTGTCACTTGATATTGGAGAATAATAACAAGCGGTTGTAGCTCAGTTGGTTAGAGTATCGGCCTGTCACGCCGAGGGCCGCGGGTTCGAGTCCCGTCAACCGCGCCATAGTTAAAGGGTTTTGTTCCCCTTGTAAAACAATTGAGCAAATGGTGCCCAGGATGACCTAAGCAGGTCCAAAAACTGCTTGATGTAATTTGTCCCGTTCGTCTATCGGTTAGGACGTCAGGTTTTCAACCTGAAAAGAGGGGTTCGATTCCCCTACGGGATGCCACTGATACGGAGTATAGCACAGTCTGGTAGTGCGCTGCGTTTGGGACGCAGAGGTCTAAGGTTCGAATCCTTATACTCCGACCAAGAATGTGGACAGGTGGCTGAGTGGCCGAAAGCACCGGATTACTAATCCGGCGAACCGAGAGGTTCCGTGGGTTCGAATCCCACCCTGTCTGCCAAGAGCCACGCAAGAGTTACTACTTGCTAGTATGGGTTACAAGGTCCCATATGAATGAAGTGAGGTTGTTCTCATACAAAAAAATGTCGATACAAAGTATTGTCGCACAGCGGAGTGTGTTAGTGTTGATGACCGGACTACAACAAGTTACTAGTTGGTGGGCTGATGGTATAAAGATGCATCCGACCTAATTTACGGTAATAATCATATGACTGAATATAATTTATCTGAACTTATTGCGAGTGCCTGGTGTGATAAAACAACTTGGGCTGATATTAAATCTCAGTATGATTTAACTGAAGATGAAGTTATGAAAATAATGAAATATAATCTTAAAAAACGTAGTTATGTTGTATGGCGTGAACGTGTTCGTAGGCACAAAAAACAAAATTAGTACTTGACATTCTGAACGAATCACTATATAAAGTAAGAGTAATAAGAAGAAAGTATGAATATGTCAAACGAAAAAATTATCTTTACTGACTGTGATGGTGTTATGCTGAACTGGGAGGGTATGTTCTCCGATTGGATGATGCAGAAAGGTTATTCTAAAAAAGTAGAAAATGTATATGACATGAGCATTACATATGGCATTGCAAAGGCTGAAGGTAAGCGGTTAGTAAAAGAATTCAATGAAAGTGCATGGATGGGATTTCTACCAGCATTTCGTGATGCGCGGAGCGGTGTTGCTCGGCTAGTTGAAGCAGGCTATCAGTTTGTTGTTATCACTTCTCTTTCACTAGATGAAAAGGCACGGTTACTTCGTATCTCCAACTTGAAGAATGTATTTGGTATGGATGTATGTAAAGAAGTTATTTGCCTTGATACAGGCGCAGACAAAGATGATGCTCTTGCTGAATTTACAGCAAAGTATCCAACTGCTGAATATTGGTTAGAAGATAAAACTGAAAATGCTGAATGTGGTTTGCAGTTTGGTTTGAAAAGTGTGTTGATTTCGCACCCCCACAACGAAGATTGTGATAACAAAGAAATCATTAAGTGCGAAGATTGGGCTGCAATCGTAAAGACTGTTCTGGGTTAGATGTTTCTCTCTTTCTAACTAACCCAAATGTAAAGGGGAGCATTGCGCTCCCCTTTTTTTATTCGTCTTCTCCGTAAATTTTAAGAACTTCTACAACTGCTGGATGTCTTTCTACATCCATCATATCAAAACGTGAGATAGCAATATGATTCATATTTGCAAGTTCATAACGTCTAGTAAGTTCCATAAAATCTGAAAGACCGTTCTCTGAAAAACCTCGGTCATGTTGTTTTAAGTCACCAGTAACAATCATTTTAGTATTATTACCAATTCTAGTTAATAGCATTTTCATTTGTGACTTTGTAGCGTTCTGCATTTCATCAGCAATGATCCAAGCGTCCTCAAACGTTCGGCCACGCATATATGCAAGTGGTGCGATTTCTATGATGTTTTCTGCCAACATCGATTCAATTTCAGCCACCGAAAAATGCTTTTCGAATATATCAAATATAGGTCTTGTCCACGGTGCCATTTTTTCATTTAGATCACCTGGTAAGAACCCGTGCTGTTCGTCCACCGAGACTGCAGGACGAGTAATAACAATTTTTTTCACCTCTCTTTCCATAAAAGCTTTAACGCCCATAAGAGTGCATAACAGTGTTTTACCAGTACCAGCTGGACCGATTGCAAAACATATATTATTTTTTGGATCTGCCAGTTGATATAGATAATCTTCTTGTGCTATGTTACGGGGTAGTATTGTTGGAATTGTTTTTTTTCTTAGTGGAATAATACCGCTACGCTGACCATCTGGATGATAAGGTTCACGGTTAGATTTGTTTGTTTGTTTGTTGTCAACACGTTTTTTTCGTGCCATATTATAGCCTCCTTAGGAAGGGGTTTTCAGAGTGAGACACTTCTTGTCTCAATATTACTTATCATTAATTTTTTCGAATAATGTATTACGATTATATATTGACAAAAAAGTTTTTATGTGATAAATACATTTAACAAATGGAGTTTTACAAATGTCTGAATTAAATCAAGATGATATATTAGATAACCTACGTGATGTTAATAAAAATAACACACTATTAGATATTCTTATGGAATTTGAAAAAATTCTAGAAGATACAGGCATGTATGCTTATAAAAACTGGGATATAGGTGAAATCGTTGAAGGTCCACATCTTTCACGCTATTGGCTACATATTAAATTAATGTATCCATATAAAGGTATGCCTGATCCCAAGGGAGGATTACGTTTAGAAAAAATCGGTTGCGAAATTAAATTCAATAAAGGTGTATTGAAAACTCCAATCGTTCCTAAATCACCAAATGATCTTGATAGTGAAGGAATGCCAAAACTGAAGAGTGATTCAATTTGGACAGTAGACATATGGATGCCTAGAAAATTCATTGATGATTTTTCAGATGAAAAAATTAAAGTAGGTTCAGAAGATATTGATGTATCAGATTTAAACGATGCATACACTTCTGGATTAGATGATAATACAAATATCAATAGCCAGGAGATTTAATTATGAAATTTGCACAGATAAATGAAGGCGTGAAACATAATGACTTGAAATCTCTAGTAACAACAAAGGTTACTGTAGCAGATTTTGAACCTAAAGTTGGCACAGTTGATGATGTGACTGTTGTTGCATTTTATGTCACTGATGAAAAACCTGCAGATGATTTAGCACGTTTTATTGAACGTGGAGTGGTTGAAATTCTAGACACTGAGGTTTCACCAGTTGCAGACGAAGATGGAATGTATTTGGTATTTGTTGAAATTAAAAACGAAGACCTAATGCAAAAAGTATTATTAATGTTAGAAGATGTAACACGATTAGTAGATATTACAAACTGGAATATTGACTTTTACAATGGCCAAACAATTAATATTTCTTCGGATGATATTTCAACGTGGATTAAAACAAACAAAGAGTAATTCAAATGTTCGCAATAAAAAAATATTTAATTATTGCCGCAGTACTTGCTGCGGCTGGTTTTGCATTATGGCAATACTACACTTATACCCAAAATCAAATACGCATATACGCAGAGAATGCTGCAAAATCTGAAATGGCACAAAAAGCAACGCAGGCAGCCTTGGATAAAACACAGGAAGATTTAAGGCGTGTTAGAATAGAATTTGATAAAGCAAACTCAAAATTCAAAGCAGCAGATACACGTGTACGCAATCTGGAAAACAAATTGGCAAGACACGAATTAGATTTTCTAGCAGCAAGTAGACCAAAAGATGTTCAAAAAATCATTGACAAAGCTAGTGATAATATGTTAAGATGTTTAGAAATAGTAGGTGGATCACCACTAACAGAGGACGAAATTAATGCTACAAAACCTTCACAAATCAATAATGAATGTTCTGATATTGCTAACCCTAACTATAAGCCTTAGTGCATGTAGTAGAACACCAAGAGAACTAGAATATACTCCACAGCCTATTGACAGACCTGAGTTAATCTTGCCTGAATCTGAAGCACTAAAACTTTCAAAAATTGATTGGATAATTATTACGCCAGACAATGCGGCAGAAGAATTTAACAAAATCAAAGCAAGTGGAAAACCTGTTGTCGTGTATGCATTGACCAATACTGGGTATGAAGCACTTGCGTTAGATATGGCAAAGATTCTTAAAAAACTGAGTGAACAAAACGCAATCATAGTAGCATATGAAGACTACTATTCAAATGGCGATGAAACTGACATTGACAATATTTTACCTGATTCACAATGACTCCATATGAACTTCTAGAGATTAATAAATACTCTAGTAAAGATGAAATCCGTAATGCATATAAAAAGTGTTTATTGACTGCACACCCAGATCATGGCGGTTCAATAGAAGAATTTGATGCTGTACGACTTGCATACATAAAGGTAAAAAATAAATATGTAGAGAATAGAACGTTAACTGTAAATATGACTGTTGAATTAGATGCGTTGGAATTAAAATATTGTCAAGGTGAAACATCATCATTTATATATGATGATATGATAACATTTGATGTATTTGTTCCAAATAATACACAATTTAATGATACAGTAATTATTAATAACATACTCCCAAACACTATACTAAGAATTAAATTTAAGGAATACAATGGACAATTATAATAATCGAGTCAGTTGGGTATTAGACCAGTCTTTAATTAAGGCTGCTTCGCTTTCACATGAATATGTAACACTTGAACATTTGTTATACGTATTAATGGACGAAAAAGATGTACTAGAATTATTAGCCAAAATGAATTGCAGTCATTCTAATATTATCAGAGACCTTGAAGAAAACCTTGCTCAACGTGAAGATATCACAGTTGAAAAATTAGATGGTATGGGACCCAGACAAACCCTAGCACTTGACCGTGTTTTTAATCGTGCAGTAACACAGGTTATTTTTACTGGTAGAAAGCAAATGTTCTGTAAGGATCTTATTGTATCATTATTAAGTGAGACATCATCTCATGCTTCGTATATTTTAAAGAAGAATGGTGCAAGTAGAGATAAAGTAGTTAAGATTATTGAAAAAGATTTCTACGATGCATTTGCAAATACTGCACAACGTGGACAACAACGCGGTATGGCTGGTGGTCCGGAGGGGCAAGGACAAATAAAATTTGAAGACTTCTGTGAAAACTTAAATAAAAGTGCATCAGAAGGAAAGATTGATCCAGTCATTGGCAGAACAGACGAAATTCTTGAAATCTCTGAAGTATTGGCAAGACGAAAAAAGAATAATGTTATAATTGTAGGTGAGCCGGGAGTTGGTAAAACTGCTATTGCTGAAGGTTTAGCAAGAAACATTGTTAATGACGAATGTCCTGATATGCTTAAAAATAAAATCGTTTATTCATTAGACGTAACAGCAATGGTTGCGGGAACAAAGTATCGCGGTGAATTTGAAGAACGTGCTAAAATAGTTTTTGAACAATTATCTGAAAAGGATGATGTAATCTTATTCATTGATGAAATTCATATGATAATGGGAGCAGGCTCAGCAGGTGGTTCAAATATTGATATTGCTAACTTGCTGAAACCACTATTAGCAGGTGGCAAACTACTTTGTATGGGCGCAACCACCAGTGAAGAATATAGAGAGAATTTTGAAAAGGACAGAGCATTACAACGCCGTTTTCAAAAAGTTGTTATTGAGCAACCAAGCAAAGAAGATACAAAGTTAATTGTCAAAGGTATTAAAAAATACTATGAAGAGTTCCATGGCAATGAATATGATGATGATGCTCTTGATTATGCAGTAGATTTGGCTGAACGTTATATGCATGGTAAGTATAACCCAGACCGTGCAATTGATATCATTGACGTTGCAGGCGCAAGAACTAAGTTGCATAATTCAACTAGTAAAATTGACCGAAATGCTGTTGAACAAGCAGTATCAAAGATTACACGTATTCCACTGGATATGATAGATGCAAAAGAAAATACAAACTACGCCAACTTAGAACACAATATCAAGCAGAAACTATTTGGCCAAAATAAAGCAGTGGGCACTTTAGTAGAATCTATTCTTGTTGCTAAGTCTGGGATGCGTCCTACTAATAAACCCATTGGTAGTTTCTTATTTGTTGGACCAACGGGAACAGGTAAGACTGAACTATGTCGCCAACTTGCAAGTAATTTAGATGTAACACTTCGCAAATATGATATGAGTGAATATATGGAACAGCATAGTGTGTCTAAATTGATCGGTGCTCCTCCAGGTTATGTGGGACACGCTGAAGGCGGTGCAGGGAGTGGCAAACTCATTAATGATGTAGAAGAAACTCCAAACTGTATTATTCTGTTAGACGAAGTTGAGAAGGCACACCCAAGTGTTATGAATTTACTATTGCAAGTTATGGATGACGGCAGATTAACAAGTTCAACTGGTAAGGTTGCTGACTTTAGTAATGCTATTCTTATTATGACTAGTAATCTAGGTGCTGCGCAAAAATCCAAACTAGCAATTGGATTTAGCAATGATAATAATGATGCAAGTATGCAAGCGGTCACAAAGTTCTTTTCACCTGAGTTTAGAAATAGATTAGATGCTATGGTTGAGTTTGTTGCTTTGCAGCGTGAGCACATTGATATGATTGTTGATAAGTCGATCAATGAACTAAATGAAATGATGGCTGATAAAGGTGTAGTAATTGAATTAACATTGGGCGCCAAAGCATGGATGCGTGAACGTGGTTATATACCAGATATGGGAGCAAGACCGTTACAACGTGTTATCAATGATTATATTAAGAAGCCTTTATCAAAAGAAGTTTTATTTGGTAAACTAATGAATGGTGGGAAAGTCACTGTGAAAGTTTCTAATGATGAGTTAGAATTTGCATATGGTTAAACACGTTGAATCTACAAAATTATTTTATAAGAAATATCCTTATAAGATCGCATACAAACGGCTATATGGATTTCCGTCAAAAGAAATTGTAGATTCTTATACGGAACGAACTGGTTATGGTTGGTGGTTTGACTGCCCTGTAACACCAGAAGATATGATTGCAAGATCAAATTGTATACGATTTCTTAGAAGTAAACCGGGTACTAAATTTGCAAACAGTTCAATGACACATGTGTATTTCGAAGATAAAGATGTGTTTGAACTTGCAACATCACGATATAGCAATTTACAACAAGAAATTCATATTCCCTTTATAGAAAATCTATCAGAAACATTGGAGGCACAGGAAGACAATGTTGAGATTAAAAATAATTTATATTATAAAAAATTTCGATATAAAATTAGTTTAAAATATAATAATAATCTTCATGTATCCTTGGGACCATTACTCGTTGATACATATTCAAATAATGATAATTACTTATTAAATACTAATGTGCGTAGGTTTGTAAAAGAAGATGTTACTATACCGTTAAATAGCACAAATTATAGATATAAATTTAGGCATAGCGTATATAATTCATATACTATATACTGCAGAGAGTATATTGATGTGCAGTTAATGGCATTTGTCGCTAGTGAGAATATTACTAAAATTACTAAAGCAATACTTAGACATGAAATCGACCCAATCGGATAAATAGTTTATAGATAAATATCATTAATATAAACTAAAAGGATATAAAATGGCGAGTATTAAAGAGGAAATTCTAGTAATCAGAGTATCACAGATTTCTAAAAGCGGCGAAGACAAATCAAACCTTATTAACGAAGAAGTTTCACTAACTATTGAACAAGTTGTGGCTGAACTTATTGGTGGCGCTGCAGTAGTTGAAGTAGAGACTCAAGTAGAATAAGGAATAATAATGGCACGTAAAACAATAACTCTTCTAGAAAATTCAGGAACAAATCTTGATCTTGTAGGTAATGCAGTTCCCGGTGATAGTTATTATGGCTTCACTGATGGACTTCATACGGTGGCTGTTTATGGTCAAGGACTAATTGGAAGGGTTCGTATTCAAGGTACACTTGCGACTAATCCAACAGAAGATGATTGGTTTAGTATATTAATTGACGGCATGCCATTTAAAGACTATAATGAATTTACAGGCGTAGAAGGATATACCTTTACTGCAAATTTAGTATTTTTAAGAGCTACACTAGACAGAACATCACTGGGACAAACTGATATCAATACAGTTGGATATATCGATAAGATATATCTAAATTATTAAGGGGCATAGAAATGAGTATAAACGCAACACCTTTTAATCCAACATTTAAATTAGTTGGTAATTTACAAGAAGACCAAGTTCTTGTATATAGCACTTCGGAAGGTGCATTCGTTAATGCCGCAGGATCAGGTTCAGGTGGATCAGGTAGCGGAATAGATTCGGTATCACACACTGGTTCGGGAAATCAATTAGGTTCAGTTACAGGATCATCTCTTGTATTACAAACAATAACAGCAGGAACAAATGTCACAATAACAGATAGTGGCAACGGTCTTGTAATATCAGCAGACTTGTCTGAAACACTTCAATCTGGCACAAACATAGGTAATGGAAGTTCAATATTATCAGGTATAGATGTATCAGGCACATTTGCTTTTAAAAGTATAGCATCAGGTGCAGGCCTTACGATTGCGGATGATGGTGAAACAATTACACTATCATCAAATATTGACACAACACAATTTGTAACAAAATCAAATAACCTATCAGACCTATCAGATGTTGCAATTGCAAGAGCAAATCTTGGTGCAATTAGTCAAGCAGATGGCGATGCCCGCTATGTAAGACTGAATGCAAATGCTACTCCTACTATAGATAATACATTTAGTTTAGGTAGTAGTGATTTTAGATACAATGATATATATGCTAGTACATTCCATGGCACAGCAGTTCTTGCTGACAACTTAACAATCTCAGGGTCAAATAATGGTGATGTTCTTACTTGGAATGGTAACACTTGGGTTGCTGCGCCGCAAGGTGCAGGACAGAGTAATGAAAATCCAACGCCACAAACTCTTGTAATAAATGGCCAAACACTATCTATAACTGGTGGGAACTCAATTACACTCCCAGAACCAGTTCAAGCAGATAACGTTGTAAAAACAGATGCTCATTCAGTTCCAAGTTTAGATAGAAATTGGGATATTGGTAGTCCAGATTTAAAATTCAATGATATCTACGCAGAAACATTCCATGGCACAGCAGTTCTTGCTTCTAATTTAAGTATACCTGGCACACAAGGTGATGTTCTAACATTTAATGGCTCAACTTGGACATCAGGTGCTCCTTTACAGCAGGAATTAGAATGGGATGGTAATGTACTAAGCATTACTGATGGTAATAGTATAAGTTTGAACTTAGGAAATTATGTAACAACTACTGATTTGACTACAGCGATTGATAATATAGATCATCCGTATGGTGACTGGAATACGTTACTAAACAAACCAACTATTCCAACAGATGTGAGCGATTTAACAGATACAACAAATCTACTTGATAAAGTCACTGCATTTAGTGGCGGTTATAATGATCTAACAGATACACCAACTATTCCAACAGATGTGAGCGACCTAACAGATACAACAAATCTACTTGCAGAATCACAAGTATTATCGTTATCTGATAATCTTATTAGCATTTCAAATGGCAATTCTGTAGATTTATCAGAATATGCAAATGTTGATGCGCAACAGATAACCTTAGACGGCACTGAATTGACTATCTCAGGTGGTAACACTATTGATCTTGCTTCACTATCTACTCCAGTTGATCTTACACAATATGCAACACAAGATTTTGTTACAAATACTATTAACTCTTTGGGCGATAGTGATGGACAAGAACTTACATTCGATGGAACTATTCTATCAATTTCAAGTGGATCAGGCAATGGTAACTCAGTTGATCTTGTATCACTTGTAGATGCTGCAACTGACTTAACTGGCTATGCTACTGAACAATGGGTAGATGATAAACTAGCAGCGAGACTAGATGCTGATTATCAAACCTTATCAATAGTAGATGACAAATTATTAATATCAAACGGTAACTCAATAGATTTATCAAGTCTTGGCGGCGGCGGCGGTTCTGCACAGACACTTTCAATTGTTGGTAATGAAATTACTATCTCAGGTGGCAATAGTATCGTAGTCCCAGTATTCACTGATGTTGATAACTATATTAAATTAGATGGCCATAGTGCGCCATCAATCGATAATGAATGGGATATCGGCAGTGCCGATCTAAGATTTAATGATATCTATGGTGAAAGATTCCACGGTACTGCTGTTTTAGCAGATAACCTTACAATAAATGGTGATGTTGGTGATGTACTAACATATAATGGTGTTGCATGGGTTTCTTCACCGCCAACAGGTGGTGGCGGTGGCGGTGGCGATGGCATACCACAATCTCTTGCACTAGACGGCACACTACTAACAATTTCAAGTGGAAATACTGTTGATTTAGTTGCTCTTGGTGGGAGTATTGATGGCTTAACATCAAATAGTGGAACATCTACATTAACACTTGACGCAGGGTGGAATTTTGTTCCAGAAACAGATGCATTACAAAGTCTGGGATCAG